CCGTATGCTCCACGACGGCTCGGCCTTCGTGGCAACCTAATCACCGGGGGAGGGTTCGCCCTCCCCCTTCCCACATCCACCTTTTTTCGAGGAGCCTCCCATGGCTTACGTATCTGCACAATGGAACAACATCGCGCCGGGCATGGGCAACGCGCCCTCGCTCTGGCTGGGCTACGGCACCGACATCCACACCGACGCGGATGCCGATGACTTCATCTCGGACGGCTCTGCCAAGGGCATGAAGGTCAACGACGTGGTGATTTACGTCAAGACCTCGGCCACCATCGGCGCAACGATGCACGTTGTCACCGCCGTCACCTCGGGAGGTGCGGCGACCATGGCCCCGGCCATTCTGGCGTAACGTCAAGTTCGCTGCTATCAAATGGGGCGGGGTCCAGTGGCCCCGCCCTTTTGCATAGGAGAACGACACAATGGCGAAAGCCGAAACCAAGCAGCCGGAAAGCGTCAAGCGCATCACTCACCCCCAGCGGCTCTACTTCCGCGACGGCGAGCGCATCGCCCGGGACGAGGCCATCATCCCCATGGGACACACCCATGATCAGGTCCTCAACGACCCGAACTACTTCACCCACAGCATGAAGCGGATTCGCCCGAACACGATTGTTCGCTACATCGCCGAGGACTACTCGTTCGGTGGCGAGTTGCTCATCCCCCGCGTGATTGACGGCATGGCAAAGGCCATCTCGCTCACGTCATGGGAACGCGCCAACGCCGCCGAGATGACCGAGATTTCCGACCTCTACAAGGTGACGACCGGCGCGACCGGCTTCCGCGTGGTCCTCAAGGCGACCGGAGCCGTGGTGAAGGACGGCCTTGCCACCAAGGCCGAGGCTTACAACCACATGGCCGAACTCGAAACCAAGGCCCGCAAGGCCGCCTAAGACAACCGGGAGGGCCAGATGGCAGTCACCAAACTCGACCTCTACAATCTGGCCCTCCTCGAATTGAAGGCCTCCCCGCTTGTGTCTTTGACCGAGGCCCGGGAGAGCCGCCGGGTTCTGGATGTCCACTATCCCCGGGTTCTGGCCTACATGCTGGAGCAAGGCTTCTGGAACTTCGCCATGCGAACGGTGGAAATCACACAGGACGCGGCAGTCACCCCGGCCTTTGGCTACAGCATGGCATTCAACAAGCCTACCGATTGGGTGAGGACCTTTGCCATCTCGCTCAATGAGCGGCTGGAGCCAATCCTTTCGCAGTACATCGAGGAGAGCAATCTCTGGTTTGCAGATGCCGGGCCGCTTTATGTCCGGTATGTCTCGAACTCGGTCTCCGGCTATGGCTATGACCTCACCCGATTCACCGAGCGCTACATCAAGGCGTTCTACTTTGAACTCGCGGCTCGCTCGTGCAGCAAGGTTGCCGGGTCCTCGGACGGCCTCAAGGATGACTTGGAAAAGAAGGCCAAGGGCTTTCTTGTCGAGGCTCAGCAATTCGAGGCGCTCCGGGAGCCTGCCCAGATGCTCCCGCAAGGCCGCTGGAATGCCGGGCGCTTCGCCCGTGGTGGTGACAATGGCCGGTGGTCCGGCCCCTACAGGACGCGCTAATGGCCCGGGAACGCACCTTTCTTTTCGCCTTGAACGGGGGCCTCGTGTCCCCTCTTGCGCTTGCCCGTACAGACCTCCAGCGCATGAGGCTCACGGCTGAAACATTCCACAACTGTTTCCCCCGGGTGATTGGCCCTCTCCAGTTCCGGCAGGGCCTCGAATATCTGGGCTCCACAAACGGCGATGCAGCCGCCCGGCAAATCCCTTTCATCTTCTCGGTCGATGACACGGCCATCATCGAACTTGCGGACTTGTCCCTCCGGGTTCTGGTCGATGACGCCGAGGTCTCCCGGGTGGCCGTGTCCACCACCATCACCAACGGGAACTTCTCCTCCGGCACCGGCTGGACCCTGACCACCACCGGCAGCGGGGTCGCCAACATCAATTCGACCGTGGCCGGAGCGCTTGTCCTCCAGACCCCGGCCCGGGGCGGCACGGCAAAGTGCGAGCGGTCCTTTTCCGTCTCGGCAGGAGACCAGCCCAAGGAACACGCCATCCGCCTCACCGTCTCGGCTGGCACTGTCAGGTTCCGCCTCGGCTCGACATCTGGAGGGCAGGAAATCCTCACCGAGGCCGAGTATGCCGAGGGCGTCCACTCCCTCGCCTTCACCCCGAACGTGGGGACCTGCTACATCCAGCTTTCAGCCAAGTCCGAGACCATCGTGTCGGTTGACAGTATCGAGATTGAAGCGGCTGGCACCCTCACCCTCACGACGCCATGGGGTGCCGCTGACCTCCCGGCCATCCGCTACGAGCAATCCGGTGACGTTATCTTTGTGGCAGATGGCTCAAGCACCCCTTACCGCATTGAGCGGCGCGGCTCCCCGACATCTTGGTCTCTGGTCAAGTACAAATTCCGCAACGGCCCGTGGCGCGGCAAGACTGCCAACGTGACCCTCACGCCATCCGCCCGGCTCGGGAACGGCACCCTCACCGCGTCCGCCCCGTTCTTTACCCCCGGGCATGTAGGAGCCCTGTTCAAAATCACCCACACGCAAAGCACGGCGGACGTGTCCCTCTCTGGCAATGACCAATACACAGACCCGGTTCGTGTCTCCGGCCTGAATGAGGGCTTTATCCGTTATGTGGCTTGGACGATTTCGGGAACATGGTCTGGCACCATCTCCGCCCAAGTCTCCTATGACGAGGGAGAAACTTGGTCGAACCACAACACCTATACCTCCAACACATTTCGGGACAACATCTACGGAAGCGACAACACGGTCGTCTTGGTCCGGCTGGGTTTTCAAGCGGGCGACTACACCTCTGGAGTTGCCAGCATCGCCCTATCCACCCGAGGGGGTGGCGGCACCGGCGTTGTGCGAATCACCGGCTACACCTCCAGCACAGAGGTCACCTACGAGGTGGTCGAGCGCCTGCACTTCACCGGGGCCACCGAGAATTGGGAGGAGGGCAAGTTCTCCGAACTCCGGGGATGGCCGGACTCCGTTGCCCTGTTTGAGAGCCGCCTTTGGTGGGGCTCCAGAGACCAAGTTGCCGGGTCCTATGTGGACGATTTCACCAACTACGATGTGGACGAGGAGGGAGACTCCGCGCCCATCATCCGGTCCATTGCCACCGGCCCGGTGAACAAGGTGCAATGGATGGTCGGCCTTGCCCGGCTCATCATCGGCACCTCTGGAGCGGAAAGCGTGGCCCGCTCCTCCAGCTTTGACGAGCCCATGAGCCCGACCAACTTCTCCATCAAGGACGCCTCGACCTACGGCTCGGCGGACCTGCAAGCGATCAAGATTGACCGGGAGGGTTATTTTGTGCAGCGCTCCAGAAAGCGGGCCTATGTCCTGTCCTACTCGGTCGAGGCCAATGACTACGTGTCTCAGGAAATCAGCCGTTTCAACCCGACTATCCTCAACGCGGGAGTTGCCATTTGCGCGGTGCAGCGCATCCCGGACACCCGGATTTGGAATGTCATGGATGACGGCTCGGTGGTCTGCCTCACCTACGAAAAGACCGAGGACGTGATTGCATGGACCACCTTCGAGACGGACGGCCTTGTCGAGGACGTGATGGTCCTCCCGAACACGGACGGGGATGACGTTTATTTCATCATCAACCGCACCATTGACGGCGTGACCAAGCGCTACCGGGAGCGCCTCACCTATGACACCGACGCCGTGGGCGGGGTCAACAACTACATGGCCGACTCCTTCAAGCATCAAACGGTCACGGCCTCGGCAACCGTCACCGGCCTCGACCATCTGGAGGGCAAGGACGTAGTGGTCTGGGCGGCGGGCGAGCCGTTGCTGGACGCAAACCAAGACCCGGCCACCTTCACCGTGACCAGCGGGGCAATCACCCTGCCGGAAGCGGTGACCGGCACTGTGATTGTGGGCTTGCCGTATGAGGGCCGGTGGAAGTCAACCAAGCTGGCCTATGCAGCCCAGACCGGGACCGCGATGTCCCAGAGAAAGACTATCGGGATGGTCGCGCCCATCCTCTATGCCACCCACAACAAGGCCGCCCTGTTCGGCACCTCGTTCACCGACTACATGGACCCTATCAGCCAATCGCTTGAGATGCAGGACCTCGGCGCGGCCATGCTCGACACCGACCGGGACTATGATTATGACGCCTTCGCTCTCCCGGGAGAGTGGAGCCCGGACGCCCGGCTTTGCATCAAGTTCCGCGCCCCTCTCCCGGC